TGTTAACAGATGGCGATCTAATGCCATCAGCCCACCGCTTCTTATTGTAATGCGATGCGCAGTAACCTCTACAAGAAACTGGCTTATCACATCCATCTTCTGCGCAAGCTTTACCTTTCCACTTCCCCCATTGACCCGGAGTATTTCTTGCCCCTGGCGTAAGTCTCTCGTTCGTATCCATTTCAACTTCCCATTTTCAGAAACAAGAAACGGATGCCTCTCATTCGCTTTAACTGATATACCAGATTTTGTCTTAATTTCATATACAGAGTCAAACCCATTACTTTTCCAATTCATTACTACTGATGTGAATAATTCTCCATTTTTATAAGTTGCAACATGATCGCCTATCCGAATGTCTCGCAGTGGTTTTTCGGTTCCATGGGCAAGTGTTACTGACGTGTCTCCGGTCATGCATTGTATTAAAACTATCCAGCCGCCAGGTATCAACCTAGTTTTTAAATCGTCTTCATAGGCTTCAAAAGTCTTATTGCGTATCGTTTCAGAATCTGCTTGTTCACGACCTTTAATTGGATCGTCGATAATAATACCGTTCGCACGATTACCAGTAACGCCACCAAGAATACCGCAAGCCATGTACTCACTGCCGTTAGTAAGCGAGAACTCTTGAGCTGCGTGTGATTCTTGAGATAATTCTGTATTGAATATATCTTTGTATCTTTTCTGTTTCAGTATGGCGCGAGTGCGCCGTCCCATCTTTCTGGCTAAGTCATCACCATAACTAGCCAGTATCAATTTTCTATTGGGCTTCTCGCCCAAATAGCGAGAGGGAAAAACTACTGAGGCATAAGTTGACTTAGCACTACCAGGCGGCATGAATATCATCATTCGGCCATGTGGCGTATTACTTATTTCATCCAACTTTGTCAGCATTAATCTATGATGATCTGCGAGCGTTGTTTCCACTGGTTCAAAGAACTCAGTATCAGGACTATCGCCTATTGGTCTGCCAGGCACTTCAATTGCATTTGTATAATGGAGTATGTCGGTACGAGCCTTACGTCTGATCAATAATTCTCGCGCCGCCTCCGCTTGCAATTGCAAAGAGTTCATCATCGGTCATGTCCTTTATTTTTTTATCCACCGATAGATTGTTGTTAATCTGTATTGCGGTATCTGGAGTTTTGCCGAGTACTACTTCTTTAGCCTTGAGTATTGTATCGGCACGAGCGCGGTAATCATTTTGGTTTTCGCAAATATCGGCCATTGCATCTTGCACATTTTTTATAGCGTTGTTATTAAAGAATTGGATGTATTGGAATCTATCATTAACTAATTCATCATGAACGGAAGTGGCTGTTTCATTTAATGTTTCTCTTGCGAGTTTTAATTCTATATCCTGTTGAATTAAAACATCTTTTCCTGTTTCTTTTGACCAATTGTTAGAATGAGATTTTTTACTTAAAGCGCTGCGACTTATTCCAGTCTTTTCCTCTATCTTAGATAGCGATAATCCGGCTTCAAAATACTCCTTGGCCCTTGACCATTCCGACTCGGTTGTTTTGATGTTTGCCATTTAATCACAATCAACAACAGAGATAAATTCCTTCAACGCAACAACAACTGCAGGATGAATTATGTTTGATTCTTTCTCAGATAACAATTTAATAACCTTGATAGCTTTCTCGTATTTCGTTTTATAATCGGACTTAGGTTTAAACCAGAATGAAAGAGTCATATTATTATTCCCTATCCGATTATTTAATATAGCTTAGTGCTCTGGCGCTATTATCCAGATTTAATGATGATCTAATGATCTATTGCGGCACTAAGACGGCTGATTGCTATGTTATTCCTAGTCAATAAACCTCTTTCAGGTCATCTACGAATATGCGTTTAACAATCATGCGTATTAATGCTACAAACACGAAAGCCCAAATGCGATTTCTCACAAATGAGCCTCGGAATTTATGCGGTAATAATCACCGCAATTAATTTACAATTTTACTTTATAGTAACTTTCATGCAACAAGCGGCATTACCTTTTCGTAATTGGTTTCTGCGGCCTGAGTTTAATTCTACCTCAGTTAGGCTGGGCAACGATTCTAATAATACGTGCCTTATCAGCCAAAGAATCGAACGCTTAAACATTATACCAAGGTAACAGTAAGACTTCCAGCAGCATCGCCAACTGGCGGCACTGGCACAGAAAAATCAGCAGAAACTTTCTCACCGAATACTTCACCGCCAGAATTTACACGCCATGCAGTTGCGGCGTAATCACCTGGCACGAAATCCAACTCAGCTTTAGGGTCTGCAAACTCTTGATCTACCGTAGGCTGTAAAGCCGCTTTGTCTACAACATTAAAATGCCAGTTAGCCAACACTTCGCCAACGCCTAAAGGTAAACTAACTACGCCAACTTCTAAAATTACTTTTGCCATGATGTGCTCCAAAATAAAAAAACCGCCGAATCGGAATATGATGTAATCTGAATTATTTTACTATAGAAAATTGTGCGCCATGAAGGACTTGAACCTTCACATAATTAAATAATAGTTTCTAAGACTATCGTGTCTACCAATTCCACCAATGGCGCATTTTTTGGTCGGAATGGTAGGACTTGAATCTACGACAACTCGATTCCAGATCGAGAACTCTACCTAACTGAGATACACTCCGATGTAAGCGGTCGCGGTTCTGTTTTCATTTTAATTCCAGTAATAATATATTGTTGAAAGGTGATTTTCGCTCGAAACTATCACAGAGTTCCCGCACACAAATTAGGCCATAATTTGCTGGCGCATGAACGTTACATGGAGCTATCTCTTTTGGAGAATTACAAAATTCTATAAATTTAGAGTGCGTTTTTCTATCGGCTGTATGGAAAAATTATTCTTCTTATATTCCAAATAGGATTTACTATTTGCGATTAATGCATGATATTGAATTAATAAAACAAAGTCAACATTAATTTGGCAAATAGTAAATCAATATTTAATCAGCCGCTTTTCTCCATCCTTCTGGCACATATTCACGCTCATGGCGAATTTCATAAATACCTGGATTAAACTTTAATGTTTCGTGCGTATCGTAATCACGTAAATGACGAAGTAATGCTTCAACCTTATCAGTAGTTTCAATTACTTCAAGATAACTAATCATTGGATTGTCACTCTCGTAATAAATTACTGATTCAATGTCGTCAATTACATGATGATGTCCTGTTTCTGAGTGCGCTATAACGTACACGCCATTTTCAGCCCTGGCTTTCTTTAATCCTTCTGGCAATTTTTCAATTTTAAGAAAAGCCACATCACCTTGGCAAGCTTCGTTAACAAATGTTTTAGTCATAATAATATCCTTTATAAGTGTAAATAATTAAGTGCGGACTTCTATTCCATAAGGCCTGTTTAAATCGTAAAAATGTAACCAGTTCCATGCGTTTAATGCAGTTTTAATGCCTTTTTCAACTGATGTTGGAGGCACAGATAAAACAAATTCTCTTTTTGTTCCACATTGAACCATTAAAAATCTATCCTTACCTGAATCTGGCAAATCCACCTCTATTAATTTACCAATTTGAGGATTTTTATCTTCATTAATGGTTTTAAAATTTAACTCCTTAACAATCGCGGCCCATCCTAATATTTCACATGCAGCACGGCGTTGCTCTAAATTCTCCCAATTTAATGCATCTTTTGCTGTTAATGTTTTTTTATCCATAATCCATGCTTCTGGAATACTTACGCCATGCCAGTGATATAAAGACCAGCCATCGCGCCACTTATGACTAGGCCCATTTTCGCAATGCGGTCTATTTTGTTCATCTTTCAATAAAATTTCAGGGAAATCAGAAACCATACAGAAGTCTTCATGCAATACTCTAAATCCACCATGAACTACACATTCTTCCCATGCTTCATATTTATCATGTGATTCTAGTTTTAAACCCAGTATATCTCTTGATGCAGTTGAATAACAATCATATCCAGCCCACATATTTCCACCTTGATATACATTCCACCAACGTTGAGAACACCTTAACATAAAAAATGCAAATTGTTTATCGCCTTCCGCAAAATGCAAAGCTAGCTCATACTCCCAATTTTTTAAATCAATGGTCGCTTGTTCAGTCGCTTGGCGAGTCGCTTGGTAAGTCGCTTGGTAAGTCGCTTGGCGAGTCGCTTGGTAAGTCGCTTGTAAAGTCGCTTGGCGAGTCGCTTGGTCAGTCGCTTGGCGAGTCGCTTGGTCAGTCGCTTGGTCAGTCGCTTGGTCAGTCGCTTGGTAAGTCGCTTGGTAAGTCGCTTGTTCAGTCGCTTGTAAAGTCGCTTGGTAAGTCGCTTGGTCAGTCGCTTGTAAAGTCGCTTGGCGAGTCGCTTGTAAAGTCGCTTGGTAAGTCGCTTGGTCAGTCGCTTGGTAAGTCGCTTGTAAAGTCGCTTGGCGAGTCGCTTGGTCAGTCGCTTGGCGAGTCGCTTGGTCAGTCGCTTGGTCAGTCGCTTGGTAAGTCGCTTGTAAAGTCGCTATATTATTTTTTCGTGTAAACAATATTGCAGCAGAAAATCCATAAGCCAAAGCCATTACTTTCGGACTTGGAACGATAATAACCTTAGGTTCTTTTTGTCCGGAAACAGAATAAAGTTTTTTAATTGCTGGAATTATTTTATCCGGCTCAATAGGTTCTGTACGCATAGCAATATCAATCCATTTTTTACTATGCACATCCATCGCCAATTTTTCTTCTGAAGTAATACCACCACCAGCAAAGCCTGGTCTACGGATTATTTTGTCTTTTTGTTCTGTAATTTTCATTTTAATAAACTCATTTAAAGTTAATATAGGTTAATCATATAGATATAATTTAACGGTGTCAATAATTATTTACAATAAATCATTAATTATATAATTTATTCGCAATTGATCTGTGAATTTGCAAAACCATTGCGTCTGCGCGTTCGATTAAGTCTTTTGTAATATCGTCATTAATGAGCTTCTTGCCGGTTCCAGCGCATGCCTTACATTGAATGTCAGATAAACATGGCGCGCCTTCAATTTTTTTATACATTAACCCGCTGCAAACATTGCATTGATCATTAATCCATGAATTCATTGCTTTCCATCCGTGCCGCCTAGCGTTACATATATTTTCTTCTCGATTAGCCAATGATCGCCGTGCCCATGAAATGAATTGAAGCGCGGCTTCATCTAATGATTGTTCATCATTAAGATATTTAACTCTAAACACTGCCAGGTGACCTGAATTTTTAATCGCCGCCATTCCGACCGCCGTTAGTACATCAACATCGCAATCAAATTCTTTTTGACTTAAATCGGATGATAATTCTGCTTTTAATACGCGCTCTAGGGCTCCCATCAATTAACTCCTAACATTGAGATTGAATTGGCCTTTTTTATTTCACGCGCCAACTTTAAATATTTAGTTTTAATTTCTCTTATTTCGTCAATCTGATATTTTGTAGGTTCATGTGGGCCTTCAAGAAATTCAACTTCTTCCAAACCTATTTTTTTAATTAAAGCAATTCTATAATTAACAATGTTGCCGGATAAATAATTATTGCATGCACTACATTGTTTATTGACGTTATTCTCGTTAAATCTAAGTGCTGGATGAGCTTTTACCGTTAAATAATGACCAGCGTGATACTGACCGCCATGATATCTACCGCATGAAATACATGGTTCATAATAATCTCGCAATCTGACATATTTATTAAATGCTATTTGCGCTTCGGCAAGCCATTCTGTTTTACTTTTAATGGCTTGCTTTCTCAAATATGTATTTCTTTTTTCTTTCTTTGCTATTACTTTTTCAGCCAATGCAATGGCGCAAGGCACTGAGCACCATCTTTCTATTGTGTTATATGGCGTAAATTCATTGCCACATTCTTTACATTTTTTCTTGCGCTTAATCATCATTAGGCGAATAAATCGTGAGTGACTTGTGCGACTTTTGAGAATCTACCATTAGCGTGCTGCATGTTAATAATAGATTGCTTGTAATAGCTGTCTTTTAGTTCAATACCAATAGCTTTACGGCCCAATGATACCGGACTATAAACTTCGCTTCCTACACCCATAAACGGCGTCAAAACAACTTCACCGGGATTTGAATATAGTTCGATTATTCTATCAATCACATCTAATTGTAGCGGGTGAACGTGCTTCTCGTCATCCTCTTCTTTACTGTCACGGAATGGTAATACATTATCAATGCGTACGTCATCCCAAACACTAGAAGCGTAACGCTGCCAGATGTAATGACTTAATTTATTCGACTTTGGGTCTAAATGGTCGGTGAATTTTTCATTCAAATGCGCCCATAATGATTCTGCGGTAAAGTCTGATTCATTAGCGTTGTTGTAAGCCTGCAATATGTTAGGTAATACAGGCGTTTCACCCGCATATCTAAGCAATCCATGTTCGTGAGTAACAGGTACGGCGTTCTCACCTTTCTTAGTGAATATCAGCATGTAATCCGGCATAGCGGTAAAGCACTTTGTAGAATCTTCAACAATGAATTTGTGCATTAATGATTGAACCATCGTGCGCATACGCACTTTTAAAGGCTCTTTCCAAATAGTGATACGGTTGCGATATTCAAAGCCGTATTTTTCATGAATATTAATAATTTCATGCGGGAAGTCCCAAAGCCTGCAAGTGTTATCAAACACATCCGTGCAATGTACCGCCGTTATTCTGCCAGACTTGGTTAAACGGGCAATATCTTTTACAAGATAATCATATTGTTCTAAGAACTGTTCTTTTGATTCGCAATTGCTAAAGTCACGCTCGGAACTTGAGTAATTGTACAACCCCGCGAACGGAGGGGAATATACTGATAAATCAATGCTTTCATCTGGAAGGCTTGGCAAAATTTCCATGCAATCCGAATTGTAAAGTGAGTAATTTTCTGTATGTAATTCTTGTTTTGTAATCATGATCTATCCTAAGAATGATGGTAATTTAGCAGTATTTTTAAACTCACGTCTAACGTCACTAAAGCTATGATTAACCGCATTTACTAAGTTTGTATGTAAGGTAATGGCTTTCTGTGTTTTTTGCTCTAATGCCTGTAAAACACGATCTTGACCATCACTAGCCACAATATCAATGGTCACATCACGTTGTTGTCCAAAGCGCCAGAATCTACGAATAGCTTGGTAATATTGCTCATAAGACCATGTGGGGAAAAATACCGAGTGATTGCAATGCTGCCAATTTAAGCCCATGCTAGTCATTTTTGCTTTAGTGATAATGCGCTTGATATTACCTTGTGCAAAGTTGATTAAAATATCTTCTTTTTTATCTATCGACATTGACCCTAAAATCTCGACCGCATCACTATCTAAGTTTTTTAATAGGGCGCTTTCTTCATTGAAGTTGCACCAATACACGCTAGTTTTAGCCTCTGCAAGTTGTACCGCCAGCTCACAGCGCGTTGTAATTGTTTGCTGTTGCTCACGCCTTACCTCGGTAATCGACTTAGCGATAGGAGTTAGCATTTGATATTGTCCATCAATGTCAATCAATGATTGATTTTCTACTGAATGGTAATTTTTAATCAAATCAGGTAAATCATAACCTTCATCTGAAAAACCAATGTCAGACGGTTTTTTAATCATGATTGACCATTGATTAACCCATGCAAAAAAGTCTTTTTCTGCATGCGGTTTTAGATAAAACTTTTCACCAATATTACGATTAGTTGAATCTACTGAATTTTGATTATTCTTAAAAAACTTGGTCAACATGTCCATATAACCCATGTATCCAAGCGCCTCGCTAGAAGTTCCAAGCTCAATAAAATCATTCGGGCTAGGTGTAGCTGTAGATAGGAAACGATATGGTACTTTTTTAATAAAGGTGGTTATTTGCTCTTTAATCTTTCCGTCAAAGTTTTTAAGAATTGAACTCTCATCAAGAATAACGCACTCAAAATCACTGGCATTAAAATAATGTAAACGCTCGTAATTACAAATAACTATTTTCTTAGTAAATTTACCGTCTTTTGAATGTTCAATGTCATCTACACCAATTTTTTCAGCTTCTTTTAGAAATTGAAACGCCACTGCTAGCGGGGTAAGTATCAAAACATTTTTGTTAGTTTTTAATACGATGTTATGAGCTATGGATAACTGGATTAAAGTTTTACCAAGTCCTGTATCTGCAAATATTCCGATACGACCTTTTTGTAAGGCTTTTTCAATGATGTGCGATTGAAAATCGAAAGCCATGCTAGGTAACCATATACAATTAAAACCAAACTCACCGAGTGAGTGTTTTTTTGCTTCAATAAATTCACTATATGTCTGCATAAACTACCTTTTATAATTATTAATATTACAAAGATTAATTGTAATAAATTACTTACATGCTGTCAATAATGATTTATGCTTATCCGCGCCAAAAGTATCAAAATGAAAATCAAGTAATTTAATGCCAGTATCGAATCTAGGTTGCTTGACATTCCCATTAGCTAATCTCTCTAATGTTTGCCACGAAATATCACTAGCACGAGCTAATTTACTGACACTTTTATAATGGAATCTTAAATTTTGCGTTACTTGCTGCCAATTAATATTCATTAGGCAGTTTCCATCATACTGAAACTTGAACCACAATGATGATTATGTCGTTTAGCTTTATTTTCTTGCCGCGTTAATTCTTCTGTTTTATGAAGTGCCTTAATTAAATCCTTAGTATTAAACTTAATTATTCTACTGCCTGGTTTCTTTTCTTCATATTCAATAGCCATTTCAAGATAACCTTCTTTATTTATATTTTCTGAGATTTTATTGGCGCGTTTAATATGTGACGGTATGTAATCCTTGAGTGAATATTCTTGTTTAAGTGCTTTGTATGCCTTCGCGGTTTGACAATATTTTTCAGTTGAGATAAAGATAAATTCAAGATAACCTTCGTCTGTTAATTTTTTGCAATCAGCGCGTATTGTTTCTCGGCTATAGTCTGGCATTAAATCGAAAATTTTATCAACCGATAAAAATTCATTTAACGATGATTTAATAATTAAATCAAAGCGATCAATCATTCTTTTATCTCGTGGTAATAAATTTGATCTATTCATGAAAATCTCCTAATTAAGAATATTTTTCAACCCAATAAAATCCCCATTCTACACACTTTCTTTCTACTGCTTCCATCATTTCGCCGTGTGTTTTTGTGTCCATCTTGCTAGTCCGTGGCGGCATTTTCTTAATTTCTCCATCTGGTAATTTAACTATTTCAGGCCATACGTCTAGCGTTACAAATTCTTTCACAAACTCAACTTCGCGCTTTTCATATCCAAGATAAACGGCCAGGTCAGTAAAATATTGCCACATCCTATCATTTTGCGGATTGGAACGTTTAACTTTAAACTCACGTACATCAACTACATAATCTCGGCTGATGCAGTCCAACTGCTCAATACGTTGAATTAAGTGCTTACGGTTCATGGCACTCATGCGGTAATTTTTAATTAATAATTCAGTCATCATTTCCTACTTTTTTATTCAAAGCTTCTTTAGCGCATTTAATTTGATGCTGAGTGCATCTTTTTTCATCGGCTAAAATATCTCTAGCCCATTTTTTATGATCTGTTCGTGGTTTAATATTCTTCGCTACATATTCCTGTATCTCAACCGCATGGGCTTTATTTGCAGCTAATGCCAAAGGTGAAGGCAATCGTGCGTGAATAGTTATTTTATGCTCAAGTTGTCTTTGTGAATTGCTCTGGCAAATTTTAGCAATATCAACCGGCAATGGTGGCTGTGCATAAATACCAGTTTTAGGCATATCGGTAAATTTATCGAAAGCATTACAAATATCAATAAATTCAAATTGATTTAATTTTGACCACCATACGCGCAAAGCGTCTTTTGATAATTCAGGCTTATGATATAACTCCATTGCGGTATTAATCACAGTTTTAAATGCTCTTTTTTCTTCTAAATTATCATTCATTTTGCATAGCCTCGATCATATTTATTCGTTCACCTAACCAAGCGCCTAACAGGTATTGCCATGCTGTTGCCTAGAGCCTTATAACGTGATGAATCGCTTGCGCCTGGTATATTGGTGAAATCACCGTGTAACGGAACATTAGGATAATGGTGCGATAATACTTTGCGAGGGAATAATTCTATTTCGCTTAAAAATGAAGCTTTCCAGCCTAACGGATGCCATGCCACTGTTGCTGCTTCAATGCCGCTGCAAACGCTACCGTAAATCAAAATGGCTCTCCTGTTTTTGATTCAATTTCTCTTAGTTCTTTTTGACTTAAATATCCAGCTTCAAAAGTTGCCCATGACCGCTCACAACACTTACTGATCGCTTGATCTAATGTCCAGTTAATAATTTTACATTCTCTAACTAAAGCATTAAAAACTCTTTCAGTCACCGGACCACATTTTTTACGCTTACGAATTACCAGCCATTCATCAAGCAAATTTTTATTTATAGTATTTAATTCTTTAATATTAAAATTATTATTTTCTGACTTTGTTTTTTTTGTTGGGATGGGTAAGAGGGAATCAGTAAGAGGGATGAGGGTATCAGCACGATTAGTTCCGTCTTGCTCGTGATTAATCATGATATTTTTTAAGTCATTGTTACTATTATCATTTTTATCAATATCATGAATATCGCTACCTGATTTTTTTTCGTTAGGATGTGGGTTCTGATGTTTCTCAAAATTCACTATTTTTATATATAGTTGCCCTAAGACAGAATAGCTCGTGATAAATCGTGACTTCTCTAGATTAATCACGATTAAGTTAATATCACAATCATCGTAGGGCAATATTTGAATTTTTAGGCGTTTAGGTCTGTACTCAATACAGCCTTTAAAATCTGCGATTGTCCACATTGCAATAAAAGATAAGCGCTCTAATGGCGATAGTTCTGCGAGTTCTTCGTTTTGGAAAAATGCTGGCTTAATGTTTCTAGCTCTTGCCATTTTTATTCCCATTCATTTTTACCGATTGTGAATGAAGTTCATCTACACATTCATTATTCGCCTTAACGCCAATTTCATGAGCCACACTATATGCTAAACAATGATCTAAACAAGAAAAACTCAACATACCATCATAATCAATCCAAGAATAACCACCCAGCATAAAAGCAAGTTCAATATAAGTAAGCTTTTTCATTTTAATTCACCTTCAGAAGTAGGCTTTTTGATTAGGACAGCAAAAAGCCCACTTTGAAAGGATAAGAAGTGGGCTTTCGACTCTACTTTTGGAGATGAACTAAAATTCATTTAATATCCTTCAATATTTTCAGCCATCACAGCCAAATAATACAATTATAATTAAAAATTCATTAATGCAATTAAAGTGTTATTTAATTAAAACTAACTCAACAATTATGGCACTTTATTTCTACCAATACCAGCGGCTTGCCAAATATCGGTAGCTTTAATTTTACCTTTAGTTTTTTGTTCAATTAATAAACCGCGTTTATGTGGTATATAACCTAAATTCTTCCAATAATAAATATCCTGGCGCGTAACACCTAGCTCACGTGCTGCATGACTTAGGTTGTCGTAAATATTAAGAGTTTCTTCGAGTGGATTTAATTTTTTCATAATTTCATTATATTCAAAAACAATTCTACATGTCAACTTGTTTTTTGTATTGGTATAATTATTGTTAATTTAATGTTTATTTTGAAATATATGTAAAAACACTTGACATGGATAATTAATAGGTTTAATATTCATTCATCAACTAACGCAACGGATAAATTAACAAGGAATGGTTAAAATGACTAACATAAAAGACAATGCAATCGTACAAGAGCTACTGAATAAAATCGCAAAACAGGATGCCGATTTATTTAGCCTAGAGCGTGATGTGAGGATTTATCAAAGTTATTGCTAATGAACAAAAAACGCTAATATTAGAGCAGCAAATTAGCCTTAAAAAAATGCATGAGGCTTTGTTGTACGCAGATAGAATAAATCCATATAATCATATTATCAAGACTGCGATAGAAATACCAACCTCCACCACTCACCTAG